ACAAGATATTATTGACGAAAGAGCACAACTTAATACAGATTGTGATACACACGAAACAGCAATTAATGCATTAACAACACAAGCAGAGGTTGCGGAATATCAACTACCAAGCTTTATGTAATGGTTGGAAAAAGATTAGTTAATACAGGAGGGGTTGTCGAAGCATTTGACCCACTAAAAAACTTTGAAACTGTTACCTATACAGGGAATGGTGGTACACAAAAGATAACAGGATATATAAGAAAGGGTGCTGCTTTTGATGGGAGTAGTAGTAAAATACAAATTAATCAAGACACAATAGGTGTTAACGATTTTTCTGTATCAATGTGGTTTAATACCTCTTCTTTAAGTTCAAATCAATATTTACATTATTTACATAATTACGGTGTTTATATAGACACAAATGGTTATATAAATTTTTATACAAATAGTAACTTAACATATTCAACAGCTATATCTACTAATACTTGGTATCACGTAGCTCTCGTTAAGTCATCAACTACAGGTAAATTTATATACTTAAATGGAAGCGAAGTAGCAACTGATGCAACAGACACAGGAGATGTTTCAAGTCTTTTTGGCAGTTCTCCATACCAGAAAGCTTATATAGGTGCAGCTATATATAATACATCAACAGATTGGAGATGGTTTAACGGCAAAATAGACCAAGTAAGAATCTTTGACAAAGCATTATCTCAAAGTGAAGTAGATACATTAGAAGCAGAAACCTACGCAAGTAGTACTAAATCAACTACGGATATATTCGGAGATGGTTCAGGTGTTGCTTTATATGAGTTAGACGAGGATGCTAATAGCAGTAATTTTAAACAAGCTGCTGTATTTAATGGGAGTAGTAGTAAAATAGTAACTTCACCTCAAATCAATCAACAAGCATTTTCTTTTTCTTTATGGTTTAAGTATACATCAACAGACATTTATGAAATAATTTGGGAATATCACGATGGAGGATCTGATATTTCAGGCACTCCAAATGCGCTATTTATGAATACCCAACCAAGCGGTGGGGTTTCCGTAGCATTAGGCTATAATGGTTCTTATAAATTTAATTTTACACATTCAACAACAGGTCTTAATGATGGTAATTGGCATCACGCAGTTTTTTCTTGGGATGGAACAACAAGCGCAAATGCGGTAAAATTTTATGTTGATAATGTAGTTACGTCTTCAACATCATCCTTAGCTGCTTCAAGTATGCCTACATATAATGGGCTTGGAATAGGAAGTAGATATATTAATACATTAGGAATGTGGAGCGGTTCAATAGACCAAATAAGAATATATTCATCAGCATTAAGTAGTTCAGATGTAACTAACTTATACAACGAAACAAGTGTACCTACTTCTACTTTAGTTGCCCACTATAAATTAGATGGAAATGCCTTAGATGAAACAGGAACTTATAACGGAACTGCAAGTAGTGTAACTTATACAAACGGAGTATATGGAGGAACACCTACCAACGTAAACTTTTTAGGTATGGCATTCCAACCTGATTTGGTTTGGATAAAGGATAGGGACGATGCAGCAGACCAACACGCTTTATTTGATACTGTTAGAGGTGCAACTAAAAGAGTATTTTCAAGTTCAACAAGCGAAGAAACTACAACAGCTACTACATTAACATCATTTGACTCTAATGGGTTTAGTTTAAGTTCAAGTCCTGCCGTAAATCAAAATGGCAATGATTTTGTAGCTTGGTGTTGGAAAGCAGGAGGTGCAGCAGGTACATATAATATTGATGGAACAGGACACGCAACTTTAGGTGCAGCAGGATTGTCAATAACAGGTATCAATGGATGTAGTCCAACATTCACGGGGTGTTCTGTAAATTCAGAATCAGGATTTGGTATATATGAAATAGACCCTAATTTCACTGCAAGTAGTCATAGGGCAGATTTTGCACACGGATTAAAATCAACACCCCAACTAATATTTGCAAAAGTAATAGATGGTACAGGCGGAAATTGGTGGGCATTTACAAATGCAATAGACGGTTCTTGGGATAGAGGTAAATTACAAACAACTGACGCATTTATAGATGATACTTTAACAGGAGCAGATAATGCAACTGATACCCTAATAAGAATTGAAGATGCATTTATATCTACCGCAAGTCGAGTTCTTTTTTACGCTTTTGCTTCAGTAGATGGGTATCAGCGTATCTCATCCTATAATGGAACAGATGCAACACATAGAATTTATACTACTGACGATGGAACTTCTACAGGAAATGGTGGGTTTAGACCAAGATTTGTAATGGTAAAATCTTCATCTGCTTCATCTACTAATTGGTATATGTTTGATTCTGTAAGAGGTACTACCGATTTAGATTATGCACTTGTTGCAAACAGTTCAGTTGCTGAATATACTTCTTCAGGATATAAATTAGGAGAAACAAACGAAGATGGGTTTACCATAACACCTAATGTAACTGATGGAGCTTGGAATGCTCCAGGAAGAACATACATCTATTTAGCAATAGCATAAACAATGGAAAATTAAATAAAATAAAAAATGAATTTAATACGAAAAATATCAATTGGTCGTGATTATAAAAACGACGCAATGCATTATTCAATTGGTCAAGAAGTATTTGGAGGACATACAATATCTGAAATACTTGAAGAAGAAGAAGGATACGTAATATATATAAAAAAAAATGACGAAATATTGCCATGGAAACATTTTAATAAAAACATGGCTGTATCAATTGAATTTAATTTACAATATTAATGAAACATACTCACGCTTATATTGTACAACCAATAGAAGGCAGATATAATAACAAAAAAAATATTGATGATAAAGAGTTGATACTTAATACATCAATAGAAGATCATAAGTTTGTAAATAGGAATGGTATCATAATTGAAACCCCTATTATCAAAGATGAATATGATCTACAAATAGGTGATGAAGTAATTATTCATCATAATGTATTTAGAAGATACTACGATATGCGTGGTAATGAAAAAAATAGTAGAAACTATTTTGAAGAAGATAAATACTTTTGTTTTTCAGATCAAATATTTTTATACAAAAGAAGTGGTAAATGGTACACACCACCAGGTTTTTGCTTTGTAAAACCAATACATAGTTTAAATAAATTAGATGATACCAAAGAACAGCCGCTAACAGGTGTTTTAAAGCACTTAGGAAGCGATTTAAAAAGCTTTGGGTTACAAGATAATGATTTAATAGGTTTTACACCAAACAGCGAATATGAGTTTATAATTGACTCAGAAAAATTATATAGAGTACCACTTAATTCAATTTCAATTAAATATGAACGCAAAGGAACTGAAGTCGAATATAATCCAAGCGGGGTATAAGGCAGTACATGAGCTTATACGAGTAGCAGAAGAAGAAATTATTGTAGAAGGCGGTGATGATGAACTTGCTGCAGATCGTTTAAAGAATGCTGCTGCTACAAAAAAACTTGCAATATTCGATGCTTTTGAAATTCTTACACGCATAGAAGCCGAAAAGAATTTAATGGAAGATAAGCCCATTGAAAAGAAAGAAGCATTTGGTGGATTTGCTGAAAGAAGATCTAGATAATGTACGAACAGACATTAGTTAAAACCATAACACCAGTTAAACCTAACATAATCAAAAGATTAAATAGGTATAACAAATGGGAATATGGATATAATAAAGAACACGATATTATTGTTATCAGTAAAAACGGCAAGATAGGTGAGATAATAGATATTCAAGGATTGTGTATAGCATTACCACCTCAGCCAAAAGAAGTTGAAAACAATAATAACAGATGGACTCCGCACGAGTTTCCTAAAGAGCTTAAAAACGTAAAAAGTATATTTGATTGGGAAACATATCCGGATTCTTTTAAAAACAAATGGTATGCATATATTGATAGAGAATTTACCAAACGCGAAGAAGGTTATTGGTTCATTAACAAAGGTATCCCTACTTTTATTACTGGTTCTCATTATATGTACTTGCAGCACACCAAAATTGATGTTGGGAAGCCAGACTATAGGGAAGCAAACAGATTATTCTTCATATTCTGGGAAGCATGCAAGGCAGATAAAAGATGTTATGGAATGTGCTACCTCAAAAATAGACGGTCTGGGTTTAGCTTTATGGCCTCATCAGAGACTGTTAACCAAGCCACAATTACATCAGATGCTAGATTTGGAATATTATCAAAATCCGGTGCTGATGCAAAAAAGATGTTCACCGATAAAGTGGTACCAATATCAGTCAACTATCCGTTCTTTTTCAAACCGATACAAGATGGGATGGACAGACCTAAATCAGAATTGGCATACAGGGTACCAGCATCCAAACTCACAAAAAAGTCGATTACGGAAACGAGTGAAAAACAAATAC